GAGCCTGCATCATGGCTTGCTCTTCAGGTGAAGGCTGTTGTTCGCCATCGGCTTGTTGAGCCTGTATCATGGCTTGCTCTTCAGGTGAAGGCTGTTGTTCGCCATCGGCTTGTTGAGCCTGCTCCTCATCTTCATCTTGCATAGAATCTTCTATATCTAAGAATGCGTCGTCCGCCATTGCCTTCTTAAGCTTTATCCATTTGTCTTTAAGCTGCTTTAATGAAAAGTCGTAGTCCTGCTGTGAATCTTGATAATTAGATTGAGCAGCTCTTGCGCCAAATTTATCCAATTCTTCTTTGCCATAATCTAGCTCTTGCTTGCCATCTGACTCTTTATCTATTCTTAACTTATCTTTTTTCTTTATCGACTTTTTGCTATTTTTTTCTATTTGTTTAAGCTTAATATAATAATCTTTATCCTCGCTAAGATGATCCATAGCTATTTCTTTGGCAATTTTTTTATTCTTAGTATGCTCGCGCTCCACTTTTGTACCTTGTCTTATAGCTCTGCTACTAAAATCTTTTTCTGTTTTTTTGTCTGCTAGTCCACCCTTAAGTTCATCTTTCTTGAGAGATTTTCCTGCTTTAGAATAAGCTATAGCAACTGCCTGTTTTTGTGGCTTACCAGCTTCAACTTCTGTTTTTATATTTTCAGCAATAACTTCTTTGCTTGATCCTTGCTTAAGCGGCATACTTGTCCTCTAAAAGAAATCGATATTCCATCTTTTCTGATAATAACCTTTAATTGCGTCTTTTTGCATTTGTATAAGATCACCAAGATCTTTTATTCTTGCAGCTAAAAATTGAGGTCCTGGAGTGCCTACTGACTGGCTTACTCCATCGATACTTACACCCACTGAGGTGTGCGGAAATATAAGCGGGCCGATAAAAGTTAGTATCTTATAAGCTGCTAAATTCTCTATTAGTTCAATTATAGCTGCGGGAACCTTGTCTTTCTCAAATCCTGCCTGATATTTTACCCTCACAGCTCCTGGAAAGTTATCTAGGCCGATAGCTCTTAGTGCATGAAACTGTGTACCAGAAAAAGCAGATAGTAAAAAACCAGATAAGCTAGTTCCAAATGCTGGAACAAGTTGCATGACGCCTTCTTGTGGCATAAGATGAACATGCTCCATTGGAAACTGAACAAAGCCTAGATTTGTTTGATCATTAGAGAAGCTTAGCTGTACTTCCTCTATTGATATAACATTCGGATGATTTAACTTAAGATAATTATAGTTCCAATTAAACTCATGCCTATTGTAGTCATGTTTCTCTTCGAATGTTACCGGCGTTATGTATAAGTCCAGTTCATGTTCTATCTGAGATATCGCACTATCTATATAGTGCTTTATGGTGTCGTCTGAGATTGATTCATTAGTGAGCGCAGAGGTTAGCGGTATTCCAAATAGTGCTCGCTTCCTGAGATTTTCTGGAGTTGGAAGCGGCATATATCTTTCAAATGTTCCACTAGTATCTTGACCGTCTTTTGCCCATAACGGATAAAGTCCTACTCGTGGTGTTCTTGACATTGGCATTAATTACCACCGTTTTTTTTGATGCCCTGTACATGCTTTAATCTAGAAAGCTGCTCAGGTGCAAGTCTCTCTACTATTTTTTGCTGCAACTCTTTCACAAATTCTGGATTGGCTTGGCTTATCTTTAAGGCTGGATCTACTTTAGTGTTAACGTTAGTGCCTCTTCCTTCATCCTCTTTTATTCCGCCAGCGGACTGTGCAGCGCCTTCTTTTATAGACTTGGTTCCCTGTACAGAAGAAGCGTCGTCGTGTCCTTGAAAACTAAATAAATCATCTGCGCTTTCGCCAGAACTCATGCCTGCCGTTGCTACTTGTGCTTCGGCCTCTTGCCTTTTTTCATTTCTTAGTTTATTATTTTCTTTCGCTATCTGACTTACGCGATCTACTGCTTCAATTTTTTTCTGACTATGTTGAGGATTATTTCTAGCAAAATCATGCTTAAACTTAATTATTAATTTTGTTTTTTCTTTTGGGTCGGTTATGTGTGCTATACTTTTATTATATTCTTCTAGTGCTTGATCTAGGTCTCCTCCTACCTCAGACATTATTTTATTTTTATTTGAGCTTAAGTGGAGTACAGGATTTTCTGACGGATCTGATAACAGGCCCGTTTTATGCTGATGATTAGATAGCCAACCAGTGGCGGCCTCTTTAAGATTTTGCAACATAGCAGAAGATGGCTCGCTAGGCTTTATTCCTCTTGAAATTATTTGATCATGTGTTAATATATCGTGAGCTCCAGCAAGTCTTTCTGCTTCTCTTGGACTATAGCCCTGACTTATAAATTTCTTTATAGCTTCTACATGATGAGGTGCGTAACTACTTTTAGCTGACCATTCTGATCTACTTCCAGATGCAGCGGCAGTAGGCTTTTCAGCTACTGGCTGTTGAGTAGTGGGGTCAGCTTGCACTTTTTCCTGCTTAGGAGGAGCTTTCTGCTGTTGCTGTTGCTGTGATTGCCACTCACGAATAGCGCGCTCTTGCGCTGTGTCTTCTTCATCTGATTGCGAATAAGAAGGCTCTTCTTCATCATATTGCTCAGTGTTATCTTCATCTTCTGGATCTCTATCATAGGACTGCGGCGCATCTTCATCTGAGAACTCATCGTCATATTGCTCTGGATTATCCAGACCGCCGCCTATTTGTCGCTCCCATAAACTTTGACCGTAATCTGAATCTTCATCGTCATCATACACTGCTTTAACAAAACGTTCTTCTATAGCATGAAAAAGTTCTGGATTGTTCTTAAATAGCTCGCTATTGTCTTTAATTTTTTTTGAAATTGATCTTAATAGTTGCTCTATATTCATGTTATGGCTTTTTGGCTTTTATTTCTGCAAGCCTTCGCATTGCATCTTCTTTTCCAAGTTTTTTATCAGCTGAACTGGACGTTATCACCGGCGGTTTTTCCATCCTGTCCCAGTCACTGCGATTGCTGTCTTTACCTATTACCGGGGGTATCTCTGCGTTGAACTTTACATTACTTAAATCCTGTGATGCCGCAGTTTGAGTTGATTGCTGTGGTCTAGAAGTAACACCCATTCTTGCCAGGTGACTGTCTGTATCTAGCGGAGACACTTGTGCATGTGCTGGACTAGACTTGCCTTTTCCAGCAGGTCTTTCTTGGTATGAATCAAGGAAGTCCATCATTTGATTTGCCTCAAAATCACGCATTGAGTTTTCATAGTTAGCATGATGCGCCCCAGATAGGTCAGCGTTTGACATTCCGTAATATGAGAATATCGGCGCGCTATCAAACGGATGCGGCTCGTAGTAGCCTTTTGATTTATGATCGTGATCTATATCGATATGCTTTCCATTTATGTGTGTCTCTTCAAGAGGCCAAGCGCCTTTATGTCCGTGACCATGAACTTCCTCAGCATAACTAAAATGAGGCGCTTGAGATAAGTAGTCGTATGTAGAATGTTCTCTCGCTAAACCTTTTGTAGCAGTGGAGTAGTGCTCTTGCTTGTATGGGTTATCTATGCTTGATATTCCGCTCTTGTTCTGAAACTGATTTCTTTCCCAGGGCTTTGGATCAACCCAGTCTGCCTTTAGTGCTCCATTAGTGTGGTCTATGCTGCCGTCATTTATCATCTTATCTGTTAGATGAAGCATTTTCATAATTTGACGCATGTGCTGACCGGCAAGTTTTTTATTACCAGATTTTAATGCAGCAGAATATCTAGTAGCATGATGAGATAGAGCACCATGCATCATATCTGCAAGTATTGGCGTTTGTCTTATATTTTTAGCAAAATCTAAAACTGCAGTATTGGGTTTTTTTGTGCCTTTTTGCTTTGCCATTTTTTGCAGAGACTCAACTACATAGTCATATAGTTTTTGATCTGCCAATGACTCTATAAAGGAATTCAGCCCGTTATTAGCTGCTGTTTTTCTCAATAAGATTTGTTTAAAATTAGCTATTCTCATGACATCTCCTAGATCTCAAGAAGCTCAGCTCTCACGGGGTTTGCACTTGCTCTGATATATTTAGCTTGACATAGAACGTAGTGATCTCCAGCAAGAACTTTCACAGCAGGAGACGTGGTTGCTGTAACTGCCGCGCCAGATGTGTCATCGCTAAACGCTACATAAGTATCAGCGGAAACCTGGATCCTCAGGATATTTCCTTGACCTACTTCTACCCAGCTAGAGGACAGATTTGCAGAAATAACTTTACCTGGAATTAGAAGAGCCTGAAGTGCTTGTGCTACATCGACTGTACTTAGGGTAACTAGTTTTCTTACTTTGCTTAGAGATGACATCGTGACTCCTATATGGCCAATAATACTAGATTATTATACCAGAATAAAGAGCCAGAGACTAGAGTCTATATTTGCCATTTATAGCATTTATAAGCTGACGTTGGCCATTAGAATAGACTAGGCATGATGAGTTGAGCCAAGAACTCGGACCTATATTGTAGCCTAATTTTAATTTTGAACTTGTACCAACCTGCCAAGCACCGCGAAGTATCTCAGGTGAGTGGCTGTGCCCTGTGACCGAATTTCCATAAGCAAATTCCATAGACTGAAGCCCACCCCTGGCGCCATTGGCCCCCTTGTCTCCATGGGCACCTAGCTGTATTTCTGCTATGCGTAAATCTTGATCTCGCTTTAACCACTTGATTTTATTGATGCATTTAGGATCTAAATTGGCCATTACTTCTATGCCATAGCGCAATGGATCTTCGCTTGTAGTAACGTAATGCAGCGCAAGCTCTAGAAAAGACTTATAGTTATACGGATCATTTTTAAAATCGCCACGCTGAAGAAATCTGTCTAGAAATTCATCATGATTAGATTTTACGACAACCACCTCATCTGCAAGCATAGTTAGATACTCTAGATCACGTGCTACAATATTCAATTCTTCGCGCAGATTAAGTTGACCTAGTTCAGCACGTTTTGCCTTAGTGTCAATATTGTGAGCCTCATGGTGATTAATTGACTTGCCATCAAAAAGATCATGCATAACTAGTCGCTTTGGCTTAAGCGTTCTGCAGACGTCATCCCATACAATTTTAGTCATAGGACATGTGCTGCCTGAGTGCCAGTCGCCTAGAACAAAAGCCTCTGGTCTAACTTTTTTTGTTGCGCCAGATGGCGAATACTCTACTCCAAGATCGATAAGTTTGCCATTATTGTCACATTGAAATTGCCTAAAATGATACTCATCTGAGTCGCCTATCTCTACTATTAGACCACCCATCACATGATCATAGGCGGCAATATATGCAGTACGATTAGACATATAGTTTGCAGATGTATAGTCAGGCACAGTTACAGCGCCTGTCGTCATGAGAAAGTGAGGCAATTTAGTATTAGATACAGGGCTAGACTTTAGTCGCTGCTTGGGCGATGCATATACAAAACTGCCCTCACGCTGCCCTATTCGACCTAGACCGATTATAGGATCAATGTGCTTGGCAGCTAGCTTAATTGTAGAAAGAAATATATTTGAGTTTAACTCTGTATCTTCTAAAACAATAGCTTCATTAGTTAATCGCTTATCTACTCTGCCAAGCGATCCTCTGTCTAGATTAGAAGCAGGATCAGAGGCTATGAGTATTAGCAATGCTGCATCATTTTTTTTACAATAAGACTTAACAGATTTATACATCTTATTATCAAGCTCACAGCCTGTAACAGCTGTTGTGATAACAAATTTTTTGTTGTTTGCTACAGTTGATCGTAATTTATCTAGCTGTTGCTCGGTCATTAAATCTTCAATGTAAACATCTAGAAAACACCTAGGATACTTCCTACGAGCCTCTTCATCAAGATTAGACAGAGATCCGTAATGATGCTTGAGCATGTCTTTTGTATATTCTGTATTAGAAGTAAAGTCTTCTACACTAAGATCACAGCGCATCTTCTTACGAAGAGTCGCATAATCTCGCAGCATAGTCTTCTTCTTATCTGAGACGTTGTTTTGCTTATTAGTTGTCATTAAGGCATTCCTTTAATATATATCTATTTATGTACCAGATTGCTTTTTGCAAATCTTCTTTTGTTCTTGTCGGATCTTTTTTACCTGCACGTGAAATATACTTTAGAGCATTAGCGAGCCTAAAGTCTAATTGCCAGTCTTCAATAACGTCAATTGGCTCTATGGTTGCAAAATTGTAGTGCTTAGGCTTATTGATTACATCTTCTTTTTTGGCAGTGCTGCTAGTCTGTCTGAGTTTAGCAAATCTAGTTGAATCCTCTTCAAGATAGGTTTCTTGTGGAAGATTTCTTATGATCGCGCAATTACTGCACATACTGTCATTTTTAGAATATATATCTATGTGTGTATTCATGCCACATTTAGTGCAAGGCCAAACGCTCATCGATCCTCCCAGAGTTTCTTATATATCTTATCGCTTCTAGGCTGTCTTTTACCGCTGAATGTTTCCAACGGTTCTTTTACTACGAATATAGCACTCTCTAATTCTTCAGAGTCTTTAGTAGAAGACTGCAACGCCAAATAAACATTTAGATAATGTGCACCCATAGCTTCATTGCCATAAACTACACCTTTATCTGCAGTTATAGCAAAGCATGGTCCTACAATAACATTCGACACAATTTTAGTTATATCATGAGATACCTGAGCGACTATGCTTGGTGTTAAATCTGATCTAAAATTTAAATGTAGTACTGTTTTTTCGTACTCAGCAAGAACTACTGGCCTTGCATCATCTAAGTAATATATTTCGGCAAGATTATCTACCATCTCGGCATAATATCTTCCGTCTATTGCTAGTTGTTTTAGAATTTTTTTAAGTGACAATTTTAATCCTATTTTTTATAATAGGATTATACGATGATTTATATTAATGAGTTATGGTACTTTAGGGAGTTTTGTCTGAATAGTATCTGGTGTAGTTGGTACACTTGGAGATTCAGTTAATTTACTTTTTTTTCTTTTTGGCGTTTCTTCTCCGTGATTATTTTCGCCGTCAGTAAAGCTATTGAGTGTAAACGTATGAGATATCCAGGGTTTTCCATCTACATGATAGATATCTTGATCATTTGGGTCAACTTGTCCATGTGGAGAGTGGTGTATAGTTACTTTGTCTGGGTGCGAGAAGTCTACCTGATAATCTTCACTTATGCCCTCTTTTATATACCTATTTAAACTATCTAATTTATTTTGCCTGTCATTAATCTGTGATGGATCTAGTAGTGAGCGTGATTTCGGACTCAGACTTTCTTCAAGTAGCTCTTTATGATAATTGTTTGTAAATTTTTTCTGTAGATTAACTATATGTCGAGCTCTAAGAACGTGCTTCCTGGTTTCTTTATCATCGCGCTTAATTTTTTTAGTATTTGAGGTTAAGAAAAAACGTTCAGGGTCTTTATTTACTGCGTTTATAAGATTTGCATATATTTTACGCTGATTTGGAGTTACTTCCCTTCCTCCTCTTTTTTTAATTGTGTTATTTACACCTAAAAAAAATGTACCAAGTGTTTCTTTAATTTCTTGACTTATTCTTTCTTGATCTGCTTTGTTAGAGTGCCAATCGTACGCGCCTAAGCTATGATTCCATATTGGTGTGTATGGGCCGTTCGGATGCTTATCGTTCTTACTTACTGGAGGTTTAGCTTTTATTAAAAAATCTATGTAGTCTTCTCTAGAGATATGTAGTTTCTCAAGAGTTGAGTCTATATTTTTATGAAGGATCCAGTTGTTCCAATTCATGGCTGAGTTGTCTTTGCTGCTATTGGCTGCCAATTATTGTTACTTAGCGAGTGAGTTGGTTCAGGCATCTTGCTGCCATAAGGAATCACGTGGGCCTTTATTGTTTTTTGACCACTGTTAAGTGCTTTCCACGCTCTATGCGAACCATCAGCTATATGATAACCACCATCTGCTTGACCCATTACTACGATAGGATACTTTAGATCTGACGCTTCAGACCTTGTGTTAAACGCTGGTGAGTTTATGGGTTCATCTGCTTTAAATCCAGTGTGATTCTGAAACAAATGACTTAAATGAGATAAATCAAAATCTTGCGCTGGATGATTCGACTGCGCGTGAGACACTAGCTGACCAACGTTCCAGCCTTTACCAGATTCATTATCTCCGTATACTTGATTTTTCCAGTCTATTTTGGCTAACTGATTAACTGTTTTAATATAGTCATTTTTAGATAAGCCTAGTTTATCTAGGGTAAATTCAGCATTTTTTTGAAGTATCCAGTTGTTCCAGTCGGTGCGCATACTTTTTCTTCAATAAAAAGGCGACCGAAGTCGCCTTTTTTAAATTAAGCTTTTAGTCTAAAACTATTTGCCTACGTTTCTGAACAAGCAGTTGAATCGTGGAGTGTACACGAAAAGTGCTCCGTAAAGAACAATCGCGAACTCAAGTGCAGTCGTAACGATCGCAAAGTTGATTTTAGAAAGAGGAGCAAGTTGCTTGAAGCGCATACATTCAGAAGACATGTCAAGTAGGAAAGCTTCGCCAAGACCAGCGCCTTTAGCACCAGAATCAGTTATGACTCCAGCGGACTTGTAATTTCCGATGAAAGCTTCAGAACCAGCAGCAGCACCAGCAGCACGACGATAAACTTTATAGAATTTAGCGCCCGATACAACAGCTACATCAATCTGAGCAGATCCATTAGATTGAACAGTGATAGTGCCAGAAGTTGCTGGAGATCCTTCTCCGTGATCATTAACTGCAGTCACTGAGTAAACAAAATCTTCACCGCTAGTTAAAGATCCAACTGGGTTTGATGGAGCAACAGGGGCTGCTACAGAAGTTGGAGCAGCTGGAGCACCAGCGATACCTACTGAACGAACTCGTCCACGCGGACGTAGGAAAAGATTCGGTTTGAACTCGATGCTACCAGCAGAAGTAGTCATCTTGCTTACATCGTAACCTACTGTTTGATTGCTCAAACCTGGGTTAGATCTAAATTGAGGATAGAATTGTTTAATAAAAGAACTTAGAGCAAGTGGCTCAATATGAAGATCGCTTGGAGATCCAAAGTTCTCAAGAGCAATAACTGCTAGATCTTCTAGATCGTCCTGAGTAAGAACTGCACCAGCAAGATCTTTAGCGATAGAACGAGATTCGCCCCATCCTTCGAATTCTTTTGATTTTTGTTGAGTATCTTCGTCACCTTTTAAAAGCTGCTGAAGAAGACCGTTCATGGCAATTGAATTTGCTGGAAGATCTGAAAGCGCACCGTCTTGAGCACCTGTAGCTGCATTAGCAAAGTGAGCATGACCCCAGTACATTTCGCGCTCAACACTCTTAAGAAGGTGCATTGTTCCTTCTTTTGCTTGTTGCGCAACAACATCACCAACAGTTGAACGAACCAATGTCATCTGGTGACTTACCTTACGGCGAGTACCAAAGAACACGATCCTTTGACCATCTCTGATGTATGTTGAATCTTCTTCACGTGGTGCTCCACCTTCTCCGATATATGGAGATGAGTCAGAGCCGACGCCGATTAAACGGTTATATTGCTCGAATAGGTTATAAGCTTTGTCTACTGAAATAGCTGGCCACATTTTCAAGTTCTTCATGTCGAAAGTAACACTCTTAAGAGTACTTTCTAATGACTCAGCCTGAAGCACACCGCCATAAACTAGGTCAGTTGGTTTACCCGCACCGCCGTATCCAGCAGTGAGAGCCTTGTTAAGAGCCTCGATTTCTTCAGAAGATACAATCCCCTGCTCTAGCCCCTGATTGATTTGGTCTACAGTTTCGTTTCTGTACATTGTCTATCTCCTTAAATTATCTCAGCCCGTATTTACTGGCAATTTCTACAACTGTTAAATCATTACCTGTTTCAACTTTAAAAATGTCGGCAGAATCTACTTGTGTACCAGACTTTTTAAGTTCAAACAATTTATTAGCTACCTGCGACTTTGAAAGAGGCGCAATTTCCTCTTGTGACTTATGAAGAGGCGATACTCCTGCTGGAACTCCACGACGTTGAACTGGAGCATCAGCTATTGCCTCTACGATATTTACTAATCTAGAAATAGTTTTTTCTAGATCACCAATTTTCGAGTCAACATATGACTTCATGAGATCTTGAGTATCTCTGAGAGACTTTTTCATGTCCTCTTTTTTACTCATTTTTTTCTTATCCTCATCTTCGTCCTCATCTTCGTCTTCATCTTCGTCTTCATCTTCAGCTTTATCCATGCAGTCAGCCTTATCCATATCGTCTTCGGCCTTGTCCATGTCATCATCTCTTTCATCTTCTTCGTCTTCTTCTTCATCTTCGTCTTCGGCTTTTTTGGCTTCTAGTTTGCCATTTTTAGACTTGTCGGAAATTCCGCTCTTGTCATCGCCTAGAGAAATTTCTGAAGCTGCGAATTTAGATTTCTTAATCTCTTCAATTTCTTCAAGTGTTTCATCAATTAAAGAAGTGAGAGATTTTACCATTTCTTCGTTAGTGAATTCCATAGTAGCTTCTCCTTAAATAAACTTCTTTATATTATTGGCCCATTCCGTTAAGATCAGCATGACCAGGCAATTCGCCAGCAGGAATAACTACTGTATTGGCATGGCCGCATACGATACGTAGAACCTGAAATTCAGCAATAGAAGCTGGATCTGTATCGAGCACGATTTTTCCAGGATTGGCTACGCCGATCCCTAAAAAAGGAGACGCTGATGAATCAATTCCCATCATTGGGGATGTTGCTGGACTTAGCACAGCTGCATCTTCATAAGAAATTTCTATTCCTTCAGCAATAAGAAGATCAGCGCTAGGTCTAGATACTGAAAGACCTCTCTGCTGACAGTTTCTCTGGATTTTATCCAAAATTTGTACGCTCATAGCCATTGTTTGTCTCCTTTACGAGTTCATTAAAAAACTTACATATTACAATGTATCAGATGTTTAAGCTTAAACAGTCTAAATAGCTGATACTGTTATAGGATTATACTTAAATATACTAAGTTATTGATTTTTATGACTTTAATGAATTTATTCTATATAAACTAAAATTCTGCTTGCATTCTCTGCACTTTACCTGATGCGGCATAAAAACTTGCTCATGCCCGCAATTATCGCAAGAGATATAGTCTAAAGATTTACTCATGAGTTTATTTTTTAGTTTTTTTTTACGCTTAACGTCTAGACTCTGAGTTTGAATGACTCCGCCGCCAACCATATCTGTGGGTGCACCAGCTCCGCCGTAGCCTGCAAGTAGTGCTTTTTTAAGTTTTTTCTTGATCTTATTTCTTTTAACTTCTATATCCGCGGTAGCAGGGTTTTTTTCATCAAAACCATATTCTTTATTTGATAGTTTTATATTGTTGTCACCCAGTCTAGAATTATGCTCTCTTGTTGTGTTATTTTTTTGAGATTCTAATTCTTTATGAATTTTTGTGGCATGATCTTTAACTTCAACCGGAGGTTGCGCAATATAGTGAGCCGCATGACCCATTGCTAAAGAAACTGCCAAGCCTTTTGCTGCTCTAGATACATCGCTCTTGTCCATGTCATCAGATTTAGCTATATGCGCATCATATAGTCTTCTTGCCTCGTTTACGTTTATCGATAAACCCTGAGGATGCGGAGTGTTTTTAAGCTTATTAATATAGTCTACCATCTGTTGGCGTTGTGGATGATCTTCTGGAATCTTGCCTTTGCTGTGCCATTGTGTCACAAAATCTGGATGCTGGAAACTTTGAGCGGTATTGACTGGGGTACTAAGTTTGCTAACGCCAGCAGCTCCGCCTATTAAGCCCATATGATTTATCTTCAATAGTTTGCTAAGTTCATTTATCTTGCGAATATTATTTTCAATTTTATTGAAAACTGCATTCTTCATTATTACTTCTGGTTCTGGCAAATCTATGTCTACCTGTATACCAATTTTTGCTGAAAGTTCTTTTATTTTTATAATATTGTCGTGTATTGAGTTTGCGGAGGCATGGCGCTGTATATGCCTAAAAGAAGGCACATTAGTTTGTGCAAGATGCATAACTGACTTTATAAGTTGCTTGTCTGCTTCCCAGTCTATATTGCTCTTATTTATCTCTAGTGGCTCTACTAGAGTTGCATTGTTTGCTGGTGTAAAAGTAAGTGCTACTGAATGTATTTTTGTTCTAGCTAGTCTGGATGGATCACTGACTCCGCGAGCCATTACACCGCCCTCTACAGATGCCTTCATCACTAATGGCGCGTCTTCTCTATGTATATTTCTTAATATAGCTGCTGCAGCTTTTGCGTTAGGGTGATCTTCGTTGTTAAAGAGATAGCCCTTGGCATATATAAAAGGAGCCTTTATCTTATCCCAGTAATATCTATGTCTATCGTTGTCGCAGTCTTCTGACTTTAAAATTTTTTTAGCTTCAGTTACACGGCCAAGAGAATTAAAGAAGCCTTTACCATGATTATCGTTGAATCTGCCTCTGCCTTCTAGTAGATCTGCTATATCTGCGCCATCTACGCTAAGAGTTTCGCCCTGAGTATCTTTAAGCTCAGAACCAGCGCACATGTCAATCCACATCTTATTATCTTTAGCCATATAGACTATATTATACTATATTAAGTAGTTAGATTATTCGTCTTCTAGATCTTTTATTATCTTCATTTGTCGAATTTTTTCAATAGCTTGCTCAGTCATATCTTTAACTGTTTCTATGGAGAGATTGTTCATGTGTGCTATTTCTTTATCTGAAGGTGGCTCATGCAGGTAGTCCGCTACATAATTAAAAAAACAATAATTAGACATTTGATGATTTATTGACCAAGGACAACCTGGCAGTTTAGATTCTTCATCTTCAGATAATTCTTTATCACTATTTCTAAGTGCTTTTAATCTTAATACGGCTAGAGGACAAAACTCGCAAGGTAAATTTTCTAGACGTCTTGGGCATCTGGCATCCATTTTTCTTTTTTTACTCTTCATGCAGTTATTAGACTTTTGTAAAATTAATTACTTAAAATCCTCTCCATTATTTTAGAGACGCGCTCTTCCTCTGGTCCATCTATAGTGCTATATTTTATACCATATTTATCTAAAAATTGTCTTGTCATGCTATCTACTACTTTTGCTTCATCTTCTGACTGATATCTGCCTCTAGAGTCATATTCTTTACCTCTCTCAAGCAGAAAATTAAGATGTGTTACTCCGCGCTCTTTAGCTTTTGCCATAAATTTAAGAGCAGCCTCTTCCATAAAAGAGTCATTGTTATAGAAATATTCGTATATAGGTGCTAGTATAATAGGAGAATCTGTAACTATATAGTTAACCTTCCCATAGAGTGTGTGCTCAAGCTTGCATTGCTCACCAAATATGTTTATCTGATCAAACTGAGTTATATGAGCGCCTTGCCAGGCTAGAATTTTAACATATTCTCTAACAAGCTCGACATCCATGTGTCTTAATTTCATATTATAATAGAGACCAGCTGCGATAGTGGATTTACCTATGCCACTACCGCCTAACATATTGATGACTACCGTCATCTTAACCCTCTTGCTCTGATTTTTCTTCAGTTACTAGTTGCTTCTTAATAGATAGAACAGTAATATTATGCTTTGCTCCATTAAAATCTGCCTCTACTGTATCATTAATACGTAGCCCTAGCAATTTTTGACGCAAAACAGGGTTTAGGCATTCACTCATAGGAAACTTAGAACGAAAGATGCCTTGATCTTCTGCTAACTCAGGGGTATGCGATGTAATAGTAATAACGCTATTTTCTGTAACTAGACCCTCATTATCTATCACGTATCCTTTAATAGTATCTTCTTTGGCGGATGCATTATCAAAATCTACTAGTTTAAGTTGTTCTGCTTTTTTATCTATCGCATTGCGGTCAAAATTACCAACTTCTAGCATGGCAAGGGTACGATATTGAAAATCATTTAGCATTCCCATAGTAGACGACAGATCACCCTGGGTAACTTTAAATTGATCTAGGATATGCTTAATCATTGTCTGAGAAACCTGTAGTGCCATCTGCGTATTCTGAAGTGCAACCTCTAGTTCTTTAATTTTAGTCTTAACTGAATCCTGTTTATTCAACTTTACACCTTTCATAATTCCTCCATTATTTTGTAAAAATAGCTTTTTCTAACATATTTGCCGCTATATTGTCTAAATCAACTAGATCTTTTTTTCTATTATATTTTTGCTTCCATGCTATGATATCGTCAACGTCTTGGCAGATAATATTCCCATAGTTTGATTCTACTGCTCTCAAATTAAACTCTTTATTTTTCTTAAATAATAATATATTAACCTTAACGTTGGAATACTTAGTAAATCCTGAGTATGATACATACTCGTCGTCTCTTTCGATATCTGAGTAAATATCTGGCCACAGACCTAGCTCTTTAATAATGTTAACATTAGAAGATACAAAATCTATATCGTGTATAGGTCTATTTGGCAATACACCTTTAAGAATTAGCGCCGCTGATCCGCATAAAAAAATATCTTTATGATTAGCTTGAAGTTGCGTTATCATAAAAGATATGTCTTTTACATCTTCCATGTTAGCCTAGCTTTTCTTTAATACGTTTAGCATATATCTTTAGTATCTGAATCTCTTCGTCTGTGAAATCATTAGTCTTTGGTTCATGAAAAATACTCTCTAGTTGCTGCTCTAGGAAAGATCTAATGTCTTTTTCAAGGATGTTAAAAGCATCGCCTTTCTTCTTGATGATCGGACCTCCGAGTAGATCTCGGATAGCATTTGCTCGTTCGAGCTTTTTATCCAGTTGAGTGTGTACCACACGTCGAAGCTCGGGATCTTCTGCACCGCCATCTGATCCTGAATTACCTGATCGTAGAGACCCAGACAAGCCAGAGTCTCTGAGATTCTCGCTCTTATTGAGAGATTTGCTGTCTGTGTCTTTAGTTCTTGAATCATTTTGTTGGACTTTCTTAAAATCTGTAAGTTGTCTTTTTTCGAATTCATAGGTTTTTGACATATTTTCGTATAGCCTTGTTGCGTGAAAAAACTGTGATTTAGTTAGTGGTTCATTGTTTGCGACGCATCGCTGCCAGTGTGCATCTTCGTCTTCATCATGCATTAGAATTCTTATAGATTCATTATTAAACTCAATTTGCCTAAGGTACTCGAAGTCCTCATCGTCTAAGAGTGCTTGTCTGCCAAATATCTCTGGCCAAACTAGTTCGCCATATGGCGAACGATCAAACACAACATCTTTGCCCGCATACTTGCTGTACATCTCTAGTATTTCTTCAAGATATGAAGCACCGGCATAACCTGGTTTAAAGTATCTTTTATTAGGCGCTTCCATGTGTACTATCTGGAAACCTTGATTTTTATATATTTCAGCAAGTGTAGATTTACCAGATCTGTCAAGACCTTCTAGAATTATCCATGCCACCGTATATTCCTTTTTTAAATTTATTTACATATCGTTCAGCTTTAGTTAGGGCAAAATATGGGCCATCATCTTCTTCTACGTGACTGACAATATTATTAGGGATTTCCAGCTTGGAAATGACGAACATAAGCCTATATAATATTTCGTAATCCTGTACAATCACAAAAATATTATACTTAATATAAAATGACTAAAGATGAAGTTTACTTTTCTCTTTGGCCATGCTGTATAGCGTTATAAGCCGCTTTACCTTTTATTTCAGCCATGTCAGCGTCATGTTTTTCTTTATCTCTAGAGTGTTTTTGCTGTTCTAATTCTGCTTTCTGCTGTTCCTGCTGCTGTTGAGCTGCTAACTGCTGCTGCTGAGCAGCTGCTTGCTCTTTTTGAGCTTTCTGTTGCATTTTGCCTTGCTCAATCTGCATAAGCATCTGCTGCCAGCCCATAAATGAAGGATCGCCGGGAATATACTGGAGTTCTTGTTTTTTTGAAGCGCCTTTATCTCCAAGAAATAGCTCTCGTATTTCGCCTCTTGTCATGTTCTTTTCCACTACGCCCCAAAATGCAGCGTTCATTGGTAGATCAGCTATCGGATGTTTTATGTGCTTCTTTCTAGCTGCAGATAGAAGATCGTTCATAGATTTATGAACAGCCATTTCTGCTTGCAACAATGCTACTTCTGTCTGTGGAGTTTCATCAGTGTAGCCTTCAAATTGAAATTTATATTTTTTAGGATAGTCTGGGTCTATAGCTGGCAGTATGCTAGAGTTTATAAAATCTTCTAGAAACATAAGCAGCGGATATAGACCTTTTTCTCTAGAGAATTCAATCTTAGTTTCATGACCTTGCTGATTTACTGCACGACCGCCAGTAACGAGCAGATCAAGACCTAGTTCCATAGGATCTATCTGGAACTGCGAGCACACGGCACGCATAAGATGTGTATTGTAGTTTAAGTACTCCATCTCTTTTGAGCCACCAGCCATGGGAACCCACTGTACGTCTTCTAGGCCAGAGACTATAGGAGTTCGCCATGCATTTTGTGCGCCGTTTATAAGACTATAGAATTGCCTACGAAATGCAGTCATCTGTGCTTGCGTGACTGTTCCTTTTAGATGTAGTATTCCTTTTGCTGCTTGACCATGAGTAAAGAAGTTGGAGTTATAGTGCTCCGTATTCATATGGTTAGTTATATTTATTATGGCCATCTCTGTTGGAGAATAGCAGTAGCCATTGCCGTCTGCAAAATTCTGTGGGCTATAGAGTTTAAATATTAGATCTTCATCTCCAAATACTGCAAGGGGTCTGTTATCATAAGATACTTGTATATATTTATAGTAGTCTAGAGGCAGCTCGTTTACCACATAATTTTTTTTAGGGTCATTATCTGACTGCGATTTAAACGTATTCTTAACAGCCTTTATATGATCTTCGACTTGTGCTCTTGGTGCATTTGTATTTATGTGATAAATGCTTTCTGCAGGAACTGGTCTGAACCTGTGTAGTGCACCTCTACGTGTTCTTATTTTCTCAACGGTTACATTTCCAAATGTAAGAGCATCTCTAACGATCATCTTTATGAAATCATTAAATAGCAATCTGTCATCGTCCGGCGTATTTGATATTCTGCCGCAATTATAGATAAAATCTTCTAAGTTGCTTATTTCTTTTTTTTCATCTGATGAATATTCTTCGGCATGATCTCGTTTAACTATGCGGTAACCAAGATCAAATTTTCTTGTTTGAGGCCTAGCAAATCTAGATAGAGTATCTACCCTATTCTGCACAATAGTGGATACTAGCCAGTCTCTCATAGAGACATCTTTTAGTGTCTTATTGGACAATCTTGAAAGTCTATATCTAAAGATAGTTTGCTGACTTTGTTGGGTAAAAAATGGATCAGCAACTATTGCTTTACGGCCTATCTCTGGATTATCATCGTCTGAAACTTCATCGCGTTTTTCTGGTACTTGGTCTGCGTCGCCTTTATTTAACAGTTCAATTTCTCTGCGAACGCCATCTCGTATCCAATTATCCCAAAAGGCCATATAGTACTCCGTTTATTGATATATTATACTTTGGAATGGGCTCTGACAGTCAAAAACCCCATAAAAATCCACCACTTGATCCAGTCCCGTCATCATCTTCCATGTCATTTAGGCGACCTATTTTGCCTAATTTAGTAGGGTCTGGCTCTTCTGTATTTAGTCTTAAGTTATTTACTGCACAAAATTCTTCAGCTGAAGGTGTTTTAAAATAAGAACCCTGAGAGTCTACTGTGCTACCCCTATCAGTCTCTATCATGTGCCCCATCACTAGAGTGCCTTTACCTAGTAGCATAGTCAATGGATATCGAAGAGCATCTAGCCAATGATCATACTCTGTGTCTGGCATTTCAGTTATAGAACCATCTGCTGAAGTTTTAAAGTGATAGGTTAAAAACTCATTTATTAGTGGCTCGTTAGTTTCTTTTGCTACGTGAATTTTTGTATCATTAGAGCCAGGTACACGTAGAAGTCTCTTTATTACCTGTATTCCAGTATTTATTGATTTATCATTTTCTGAAGAAACCGGTAGTCCAGCTTTCTTCATCTCTGTTACTGCGCCTTGATCTGCGACATCTGGGAAATATAGCTGACATCTGTACATAAAGTTATATTTAGTCTTTATGTAATGGATCCATTCAGGCTGAGACACAAAAGTCATGCCGTCAGATCTAACGACATATACATTGTCTTTTTTATCTATGAAAAAATATACAACTGTATTTGGGTTAGACCATCCCCAGTCAACGCCTGCATAGCAGGGCAAATTCATTGAATGACATTTTTTAACGAATATATCATGTGTACATTCACCAGGAAACTCTATACCGGTGAGTGTTTTCCACATGCCATTCCAGTCTTTGACATGCAGCTTCTCATCAAATTCCTTATATATAATTCCTTCTACTGAAGGCTTAAGATTCATAAGCTGAGCCAGTGCCCAATCAGTGCCTTCAGATCGTACTTTTTTTATAAGTTCGCCCACTGGCTTAAGCATCCAGGACTTAGAACTTTGTTTTTTAGCATCACCTAGACATATAGCCGCGGCTGGACACTGTAGGCATTTCTCGCCCGGCATAACATGCATCGTGTATTCGCGCTGTTTTTTAGGATCTTTTATCTTGAAGGTGTCTTCACTTACAACCTCCATATTGTCTTGTATATGATATGAAGGTGTAGGTTTTGTACCAGATCTTTCGTCTGGGCATCGTTCGGTAAACTCCCAAGCAGTCCAGCGCCTAACGTGTCGACCAGCAGAATCCGCGTCTTCCATCATTCTGTTCATCAATCCATATCTAGACTTTCTGGTTGATATCCCTACTCTTAGTGCTTTCTTCTCACCTTTAGTATCTAGCATACCGCTAATTTCTTTAAATGCCTTTAAACCTTCACCTGATACGGTGTCGATCTCATCAGTTACTACTAATGGTACGTGAGGACCGTTACATGCCTTAAGAGTGCAGGGCAGAACTTCTAGTGTAACAGTTTTTCCACTAAGTAAAAATGCAGATTTCTCCATGTTAAGTTTCTGCAAAACTCGTTCTTCTTGCGGTAAATGCTTATCTTCTAATATAGGGCGTATTTTGCTACTTAACATAAAATTAGTTTGATACTCATAGCATCGTTTTGCCTGTGCAATAACAGCGCCAACATGACAAACGTCTCGCTCATCATGAAGCATTACTAAAAGCTCTGCTATGGCCATTCCAAGTGTTTTACCTGATCCTCGACCAGCAACATATAGCAGCTCCTCTATCTCCAGAGGATTATTCTTATTTACACATATATCGTAAACTTCCCATATGATATCTAGTGGATTTGTATCTGCATATCTCGATACTGTGACGTCGGGTAAATATAGACCAAAAAATACTTGTATAAATTTAGCCAACTCTTCTTTAGTCTTGCATTTATTAAAGAAAAGCTTTTTCCTAGTTTTTAACGGAATTTTCTCTAAATTTATATCTTTTTTAGTCACTGATCATCGCCCTTATTAAGCAGTGAATCTAGATCTATATCGTCGTCATCTTTCTTTTTATCTAGGGTTTTTGGATTATTCGGAGCAAGGGCATCAAACATAGGAGACATTGAGTTGGATTTAGCACTCGGCGTTGCTCCTTGCACTATTTTTCCAAGCGTTTCTGCAACCTCTTTGTATTCTTTTATAGAACTTATTCTAAGAGATGGCTTTGGATTATTAGCATCTAGTATGTAGCGTCTCATATCGTCCATGTGTTCTACGCCAGCTACACTTAGCATCGAGGTAAGAAAGTCTACTTGTTCTATAACTGATTTTACGACTTTAGCTCGCACTCTATCTCTAAGTGTTCCCTGCATTTTTTCTCTGTCTAGGCCCCATTTTTTAAGTGCAGCAGTTAAAACTATTTGACCTACCTCATATTGAGGAAACTGCTGTTGTATCTCGTGGAAAGAGCTGCCTATAAGAAACATCTCATATAGTTTAAGCGCCTCTATATCATCAATGGCACCAGCTGTCTTATGTTTACGAAGATACTTTTCTCCCAACTCTATTTCTCTTTGAGTTAAGCCTATTTTTTCATCGTCATTAAAATCACGTTTTAATGCCATTACTCTGCTCCGTCTTTCCAGAAGTCTTTAGCTTGATCACCAGAATCTTTAAATAGACTTATTTTAACCGACCAATCTTTTGTAAGATAGTTCTTAATAAAACGATTACCTATTTCTTCTAGATTATAGCCTAGACCAATCTCGTCGCTTTCTTTTTTATTTTTTATAAATTTCTTAAGTCTAAATGATTCAAACAGGCCTATATTTTCGCCACTATTGAATCTATTCAGTAATTCAATATTTTCATATAGTTTATCTGGAATAAGTAGGCTGTAGGTAACTATCTTGTCATTAAAGTCAATAGATGTCTTAACGTCTTTAACTTCTTCTAAAAGACAATAGCCACCCATAGCGATAGTATCTTTAACATGATCGGTTAATATGTTATTATTAACTAACCACTTATGATGATCTACATAATCCATATCTTCCTCATCTTATGATTATACCAAAATTAATGTAAGTTGTTGATTATCTCTTGAGCCTTACGAATTATTAACTGCTTATCTAGACTGCCGCTATATATCTTATCTACATATTCTGACACTATTAATGACGGCGAAGATGCCTGTATCTTTATCCTATTTTGCTTCTCCGCATCTATTAAGTCTAGTTTTATAACAGTATTTTTGCCTTCTATAGATTTAAGGTGTTTTTTAGATTTAAGATACTGAGTAAGTTCAGCCCTAGGACCAGTAATTTTCAATAGCCATCTGTTTACAGTGTCTAGCGACTCTACTCCTAGGTAAAGATCTTCTAAATTAAATGTCTCGTCTATTTTAAAAGATACACTTTTCCATGCGGGAAACGGAGACGGGATGAACTGCTGCTCTAGCGTATTAATATCGAAAAGCAGTAGCCCCTTAACCTCATCCACATCCGTGGCGTTATGCGCAACTGGTGTTCCAGGGTACACGACTTTTCCAAAGATTTGCCGCTTATGTATATGTCCAGATATGATAATGTCTGCAGAAACTTTGTCAGCGTCGATACCGCAGTCTTCACGTCTAAATCCATAATCTGCTCCAATAAATGTATTGTGAGTTATGCAGATTTTATTGGTATTTAGCGGAAAATCTGCGAAGTTCTGAACATAAGGTACTATCGTTATATTCATTGAGTTTAAGTCAACTCTTGGCTGATCAAACACGATAAAGCGCCCATTACGATTACTAAATGATTGCAGCGCATGATATTTGCTGTCTTTCGGCTTATACTGATCGTGATTGCCCAAAACATACCAATACTGACAGGATCCTGTTATCGTGTCTATATGATCATTGAATTCTTTCATGATCTCAGATCTAAGAACTGCATGATTATGAAACGTATCTCCAAGATTACATACTATGTCTGGTTTATATTCTATCGCAACAGATTCAATCCATCTTAATAGCGCGATAGATTGTTCAAAATCATTTATTCTAAGATGTGGATCACCGATGAATAGAATTTTAGTCATGCTACTCCAAATATTTATCAAAAAAACAAGATGACCATATTAGGGACACATAGGCTTCTGCATGAGGTAGAGTGTTTGGTAATGCGCCATGTCCGTAATAATCCTGTATATCTCTTTTACCTAGTCTAGATATTGTGGCGTTTACGCAGTCTTCGACTAGGTTTATAGTTTTAAATTTTTGATAATTTTTACCAAGCGTAAAAGACGTGAATGCTAATATGGCAAGCAGTAGTATTCTTAATATAATGTTGATCTCTCTAAATCTAGCTTATATAGTATATCCAATATAATATTATAGTTGCTGGAAAGTACGACGTCGTCATCTGATAAACTTGTCATAGCAAAAACAGTCATTTTGCCAAATTGAGTGTACATAGTACAATAATTAAAGCCTGATTCTTTTCTAGATGGATAGTAGATCGTGAACATAGACTGCATAGATCTTATGCTTATGTAAGCAAAGCAGGGCAATTCTAGCCCTGCTTCTGCAATTTTAGCAATCTTTTCTTCAATCTTTTCAATACTAATCATCCAGCCCTGCAAGATTAACATCTACAGTTTGTAGCTGCTTATTTCTAGATTCTAGCGCGCTATCATCGGCAACTAGGCATGCTTTGTACACCTCGTCTAGAATTTTCTTATTAGAGGTAACAAAGAACTTCATATTCGTTTCGCCTTTAACATTTGGATAGTTGGCAAACGCCCAAGACATGTTATTGGCCTTACCTGTCTCAGCAGAAATCGGATGATAGATTACACCCAAAGACTTACCTAGTTCGTAAATCTCTTCTTCTGTGTTTACTATTCCGCTATCGTAGCGAAGGGTAAATTCCGCAACGCGGTAGGGGGCCCCTACTCTGTTTTTCTTGCCTTTGACTCGCACTTTGTGACCAACCTGCATTGCTCCGCCTGCGATTGTTGTGCCTTCTTCAAGACGTCCTGCCTTAGTATCTACTCGTTCTACCTGCAACATATAGTCACAGAAGTGTTTAAGAGAACGACCATCTGGAATAACCCAGGGATTATTCATCTTTTTGTAGGCGTCCATTTCTTCATAGACCTGCTGAATAAGTAGAGTAGTAATACTGTAAGTGCGAATAATAGGAAGCAGTCCTTTAAGAGCAGAGCCTAGATATTTTGCGCCAGATCCGCCCATAGATACATCCGTGGTCTTAGCCTTGATATCTCCTGGATACCTAATTGACTTTACAGAGTCAACCATTAGTCCATTTATAGGAGCACCTTCTTGTAGCATTTCAAGAACATCTTTCTCGATCCAGTCAAAGATCTCGACTGGGTCATTGGTCTGCTTAACGAGTAGTCTGTCGAGATCACCACCCAGTTTTTGAAACCAGATCGGATTGAAGCTGAACTCAGCATCAACTAGGATCTGGATCGATTCAGGATACTTCTCCTGAAGTTTAATCAATACTAACTGGGAAAGTAATGATTTGCCTGATGATTCAGGACCGAAGAAGCACACAGCTTTACCTTCTGCAATACCGCCATTGCCTACAGCCCAGTTAAAACTGGGCGAAGCAAGTTCAATAACTTTATCAGAAGGCTTGTCCATACCGGAGGCAACTTTGGCAAAGTCGCCCTCAAGCCTCTTCATCCATTTATTAACAGATGACATTGTAGCTCCTTAAGAAATTTTACGTAGAGATTTAATGCTACGAGTAACGGGATTTCCTACTTTTGCTAGTTTAAGACCATGCGGAAGACTATCATTGGATAGGGCTAGACTTCTAGCATCTTTGCGATTAACCACTGCTAGAGCAGAGTCCCCATTCTCAAAGAAAACACGATACTTTTCGCCGTAGCGAAATTGTCTGCCTTCAAATTGAGAAGTGTAGATCGTCTGTACTTTGTCATTAATACTTGTACTTGTAAACTTAATCTTCATATATCCTCCTATTAAAAACCTTCGAATGCAGTTCCCTGCACTTCATTGAATGAAATTTTCTTGACATCGTCGTGAGCACATCTAAATGCCTGATATTTATTCTTAAGAAAAAGAACCATGGCCTCTGTAGCTGCTAGTTTATCTTTTGCTCTTATGACATCTTCATCTAGATCTACAAACGCTTCACGTATACCATTCGACATCTTTATGCCTTTAGATTTACAATAATCTTCTGATTTGTCTAGGTATGCTATGGCTCTGACTTTGTCAAGTTCTGTCTTAGCATCAAGATTTGCTTTTACGGCCTTAGATAACATAGAACTTGTAACGTCCATGGCATTAATAAAGTCACGCAGATAATTTGGAGCCATCATCTTATTTAGAGTAGCGATATCTGCTATTTTCTTTGTGTATTCTGCTAGTCTAGATACATCTATAGTCTGCAACTCGTTAGACATAAAACCTCCTTAAGAATTAAAGAGGTCATCTGCCATTGCGAGAATATCATCTGTATCGTCGACGTCATCTGCCTTATCGAGATTTAGTTTTACACCTGAACCTTGAGGTTTAGGTGTATTTGCTTGAGTTGCGCTACTGGTAGCTTCTGCCAAACCAAATCCTTCTACTAGGAGTTCTGGCATATCTTTAGCCGCGTTAACGACATTAGCTATAAGAATTTCTTTAAGCTCTTCATAGGTAAGTTTCTGATAGAGACTGTTAAGATCATAGCCTAGAGAATCATAATTGTGGACAATGCTTTCAGCTAGCGGAGAACGATCGTCTTCATAAACTAAAACACCATGCGCGTTCTTGCCTTTCATCTGATTCTTAGCTGCATCATAGGTGGTATCAAAACCTTTTCCAGTCTTAGTGATATTAAACCATATACCAGAATCATTAACTTCTGCGTTTAGAGAAGTGGGATCTTGGTTATAGTCTTTGATGTATTTTTCCATAAGTGAGATAATCTTCTTGTGAGCAGTAGGTTTAAGCTCAAGAACTCCCACTTGACCAGTTTTATCTGCTGCATTATATGTATAGACTGTCTTAGGTCGCAGATCAGAGATAAACTTATTTAACGCTTCAATTTTAGTCTCATCACAGCCTGGTACATTAAGGGCTACAACTTTATTCTTTAGCAACTCAAGGTAATCATAGACTGGACATCGGCCTTCATACGTAGAAGACGAAGCGAATGGTCTGGCTCTTCCAGAAGCAGGATCCACAAGGCCCCATACCACATTCCATTTACGATAAGGATAGCCATCGGACTCTTTACCAAAAGGAGGCAAGAATCTAAAGATGTTTCCGCCATCTTGGACTTTGTGTCTAACAGTTTTTTTGAACGATTTTGGATTCAGTGAGTCTAGGTTAATTTTGATATTTGACATGATTTCTCCTTACTAGCACTAGTGCCATAGTTATTAACTGCCATTGTTGGCATGAATATATTATACCACGATATCTTTATTAGATGCAATTTTCTTAGAATTTTTGCCGTCTTTCATGTTAAATCCAAATCTTATAAGCGTCGATGTGCCGCTTAAATCATCGCTAACATAGTAGATAGTATCTATTCCAGTGCGACGAGTTTGAATTTGCTGTTCAATGGCTTTTTCTACAAAAGAAAGATTGTTTTCTACGATTACTCGCATAATTAAATCAGCAAACTCTTTATCTGTAGAATATGGCAGGTTATCATATTTTGTAAGATTTACCCTGAAAGGGTTAAGAGTGTTGTCATACTTAGCAGCAAGAATAGCAACCATATCTCTGATCGATCTAATAGAGGCAATCTTGTCAACTCCGCGTTTTTGTCTTGTAGCAATAACCTCTTCTAAAAAAGTAGGTTTGTGAATAACCATCTCATTTGATTTTAAATTTTCTGGTGCCTCACCAACTAAAATATAATGCATGTTTTCTCCTATTTTATTATTTCTATTTCTTTGAGATTTATACTGACAGATTCTTTGAACCCTTCTTTTAGAGTTCCTCTAATGTAGACTACACTATTTTCTGGATAGCGAAGTGGCTTAGTCTTATTCCAGTCTATACACTCAACATGTGAGTAGCCATCCGATAACACGACATTAAGCATACAGTATTCTTTGCCGCTTTTCTTTGAAATGCCTTTTTTTATATGTGAACCTTCATAAAGCATAATCATACCTATATCTTTCTTGTGATCTTTCAATATAAGACCTTCGGCTATCTTTATGTTATTTATAATAGGTATGGGATTATTATCTTTATCATGAATTATAAATGGCGCACCTTTTTTGCCAGTGTCTACAAGAGCTGGCCATTTTGTCTTTAAGAAATTTCTAACATCCGGATCAGAGAGTAGGTGTTTATTAAATGTAGTGTTAGATTCTTTTTCCATAAAATATATAGAAAGCGGATTAGTGTCTTTTAGTTCTGGCTTCCAGGCCACTTTGCCTCCACGCAGATTGTTATATCTACTTAATAAATCAAGTCTTTTATCTGCATACGACAGTAATTCTTTATTCATAAGAGAATCTGCCGCTCTGGCTTTTATAAGAGCCTCAACAACTCCCTTATTTACTTTGCTATGATCTACACGCTTGACGTAGTCTTCTAAGTCAATAAACGGACCTTTACTAACTAGTTCTTTTACTGCAGATGGACCAACGCCTTTGATTGCAGACATTGGAGCAACTATGTAATTATCTTCAACCTTAAATTGCTGAGAAGGATTTTTCATAGACGGTGGCTTAATAGTGTCACCCAAAAGGGAAATAAAGCCGCGCACTTTATCTTCTTTGTCTTCATTGTTTAATACAGATGTCCACCACTCTAGAGGATGGTTGTGCTTGAGATACATGGTGATATAGCCAAGTTCTGCATAGCAATGTGAGTGAGATCTATTAAATGAATAGCGCGAAAAAGCCTGAATAGTACTACATAGCGTATCTGACTGATGCTTATTCCAGCCTCTTTTGTGTGTTGCTGATCTAATTCTGTCAAACGCTGCCATCATAACATCTTGCTTTTTCTTAGAAATCGCATCACGTATGCGATCAGTTTCTTCAAGTGTATAACCGCATATGTCTACAAGTACCTTCATCACCTGCTCTTGATATACCATGATGCCATAGGTTTCTTCTAATATAGGTTTTAGATCCGAGTGTATGTATGTTGGCTCTCGCTTGCCCATCCTTACATCCATGTACCACTGAGTAGCAGAAACTCCATCCTCTAGTATTGCATCCATTGCACCTGGTCTAAGAAGAGCTGTCATAATGCTTAGATGCTCTCGTTTAGTAGGCAAGAACTGCGGTGCAGCATTTTTAACGGTATTAGTGTTAAATTGAAAAGATGAATCTGTTTTCTTATTGTAAAAATCAACGTAGACACCTTCTAATTCAGGCAATCTATATATTAGGGCAACACCATTACTATCTGTCTCTAGGTAATTTATATTATCTTTTAGCATGTTAACACAATCAGTTACCATGGCCATAGTATTTAGACCAAGAATATCTGCTTTTACAAGATTGCTTTTCTCTACCATCTTGGCGTTGTATTGTGTAACATTTATGTAGTCTTCCATGCCGTTATCATACATGCGCATAGTTGGAACTCTGCCATCCTGCAGATTTAGTGTAGATATAGCAAATGCAGAAGCATGTCTTGACCAGCCTCGCACTACGCCAAGTAATTTATCTACCAGCTGCCTAACGTCCGGATACGAGCTAAAGAAGTTGCGAAGCATTTCGTTTTCATCATAGTGACCAATATGTTCATCGCCCTCTTTATCTGTGTATCCGTATAGAAAATCCTTCTCCTCAACACCCTGTGGCGAATCTGGGATTGTCTTGCATACAGCTTCTATCTCGAAGTCTTTACGATTTCGGCCGTATATAGCCATCATAGCGTCTTTGATAGCATTTTTAGTTTTCATAGTAGAGAACGTAGATATCTGAGCAAAACCTAAACCATATTTATCTTTAAGATATTTCATAACACGTGGTCTAGCTGTACGAGATATATCCATATCAATATCTGGCCAAGATCCGGCTCTAATACGAGCATGAGACAGAAAGCGCTCAAAAGGCAGATCACTTTTAACTGGATCCACGTGAATTATTTGCAGATAATAAGATATTAGACAGCCACCTGCAGAACCGCGACCTATAGACTGCAAGAAACCTACATCTCTTGAAAATTGGGAAACATCTTCGTACACTAAGAAATAGGGTATGAAATTCATTACCTCATTTCGCATTATAACATCTAATTCTTTCTTAAAGCGCTGTATATATATAGGATCATTTACCCAGCGACCATGCTTGTTTATGCGCTCCATCATTACATAGTATGTCTGCATATTGTAATCATCAGTTTTAGCCTTAATATGATCAGGCACCTCAATCTGAGGCAAGTGGTAGTCTAGCGATATATTGACCTCAGAAGCAAGACGTGTTATATCAAGTGTGTGACCAACCCATTCTCTGAATATATCTTCAGATAATTCATCTCCAAGATGTACACTTAGCTCGCGATATACTTGCTCTGTTTTCTTTATGTGATATGACTCATAATAATATGCTTGATTCTTGTGGGCGTTCTTAGATAAACAGTCTTGAACTAGCTTATCCTCTTGATCTATGAAGCATGCACCAGTTACAGGTATGCATCTGGCTTTATATTTCTTATAAAGATATAGTAGAAATTGATTGTAGGCTTTACTTAAATTGCCCTCTAATACAAGAGGATTTTTTGGTATGCTTCTAAAGCCAACCTTGCCATCATAAATTTTAGTTATGTCAATAGGATTTAGTTCTAGTGTTATGTCTAGTTTATCTTTAAGATCTATGTATCGTTTTTCAGCAAGATCTTTGTCGCCTGCAGCTATAGCGTGACCAAGTGGGCCTCTAAGATCTGCAGCACCAAAAACTAAGCCCTCTCGATACTCTACAATAGTATCTAGTGATACTACCGGAGTTGATATGCCGTTTACGTCTCTAGCATTATCAAATCCTAGGGACGCTAAGCGGACTAGATTTTTATAGCCTTGATTAGATATAGCCCAAGCATTTAATGAATATACACTTTCAGTTCGTGTATCAGGTTCATAAGTAAAGTTTATTCCCAGACCTGACACTGCTACGGTTTTTTCTTTGTTTCTTATAGAATTAAATAATGATATTCCCGAGCCCTGATCTACAATTGAAATGCCTGGTATGTTATTTTCTGCTGCCCACTTATACCAGTCCTCTGGAACAAGCACTCCGTCGATCATGTTATATTGAGAATGAACATGCAGCTGTGCCATCTCATCAAAGGCTGATTGAATTACTATATCTTTTGCATTTAGCGAAGGTATATAGACGGTTGTATCTTCATCCATTAGACCAGACACTATCTTATCTAATTTAATAGTGGCAGATATATCCGATAACGCGTCGTGAGCGTTTATCTCTATGTTGTAGAGATTGGCTAAAGCTTCTAGCTTAAGAGATTTAGAAGCAATTTTGTGTTTAACGTCCGATGCCCTCTTGTAAACGCAATGTATGTCTATTGAAAATAGTTTAGAAAATTCTTGATTTTTATTCAGCTTAGAAAAAGATGAAGACAAAAAACGTCTATCGAAAGATACGTTAAATCCGGCGATAGTAAACTTAAGATTAAAGCTAGATATGTACTCTATAAATTTAGAAAACATATCTTCTGATGATTGAAATGTCTTAAGCATGTCTCTAGAGATACCATGAATATTAAGTGCTTCTTGCTCGACAGTTTCCCAATTTAGTGGCTGGCAAAATTCATTAAATGGTTTCTGGGGTACATTGTTGATGATGGGTATACAGGCTAATTGTATGATGTCGTTTTTTTTCTCATTAAGACCTGTAGTCTCAACGTCGATCCATAGATAATTCATAAGCTCCTTAGGCCTCAAAAAATAATGAGGGGATTGAGGAATATTCCTGCGATATTTATACACATCGCAGGAATTGCAGCGGTCTTTTTAAAAAGAGAAGCTAAAGTCGATACTTGTAGTAGTAGTAAGAGATGTATTTAAAGATAGAGAAACTTCGTACTCATATATGTCTTCTGATGCAAGAGCAGCGCGAATACCAGCTAAGTAAGTCTGTAGATGTAGTCCATTAAGTCTAAGATTTGCGGGCTCAAACGTAGTCTCAATTGTTACTGAGAATTTTTTTTGCCCCTTAGAGGCAGCCGTTTGAAGCGAATTAGTTAATGTAGTTAAATTGGCAGCTACAAAGGCTTCACCTTGAGCAAACACATCTGCCATTTGCTGGGTAAAGCCATTTGAACCATCAAGATAATCAGTTTTCAAGCTCATGTGAAACCTCGTTTGGTGTATTTATTTCGTTGAGAACATTATTAATTAGGCTTTTTAGTTTCATAGAAATCTCTGGATCCATGGTTCTAGCGTGAAGATCGACAAGATTTACTACTACGTAAAGCTGTTCTTGTGATATATTCATTATTGCACCTTTGTTTTAGTTTTTACTCTAATATTCTCAATATGTTCTAGCAGAAACTCAATCTTTGCTTTTTCGTATTTAAGTGCACAACTAAAGCCAGCGTTAAGATCTTTTAGTATTTCTTTAGCAGCTTTTAATTCTTGATTTTCTTCTTTATCATGTAGAATCTGCTTAATTTCAAATTCAATGCCTACAATCTGCTTCTCTGCGTCTTCTTCAGTTAGAGTTCTTGAATTAGCAACCCATGATTCAGTTAAAACCTTATCCCAACTATTCTTTTTCTTAGCCATCCTGACCTCCGTATTCGTATGTACCTTTTGGTATCTTATTCCATTTAATATCATTCACAGGAGTACTATACTCGATCGTCTTTGCATTAGAGTATATTGAGGCGTGAAATATGGCCATGGCAACGGCATCAACTATATCATATCTAAATTTAATAGGCTTTCCAGTATTTGAAGAGATAGAATGATTTGGAAACCTGATGTTCCATCTTTTGTGGAGAGATTCTTGAGTCATTAACTTTTTAGCAGGCTCATTGCCCCACTTATCTTTTTGCTCTTTTGTCGGTCTAACCCTATGGTTTATAAAATTTTTCCAAAGTGATATATTTATGATATCGTACGCTAGTCCTAATTGCCTGCACTTAAGATGTATCATTGCTCTATACGCACAGTTTAAGTTAGCCCCCTGAGAAGATCTTGAGCTAAAAAAATAATCCTCTACACCAACATGAGATATGCTATTGTTTTTTATAAGATCTTCTATTTTTGTAAGTAAATCTATGTATTGATCACCAGCATAAGTATGTTGATCTATGTCTATAAATCCCCAACTTATAATTTTCGCAGAGTTGCTAGATTCATCGTAGTTATATATACAATAGCCAGTTGAATTAGCTGGATCTACTATTAGCACATTCATCTAGTTATTATACTAGTTAAATATGTTCTTAAAACTTAACTTATCGTAGTCCATAGTTATAGTTTTTCGCTGCATCTCATTTAATATCATAAGTACACAGACTAACCTAACAAATGTCACATATCTTTCATCTGACCCGCTCATGTCAGTCCTCACTATTTACCCTAGGAGTGTTTTTAGTTTTACTTTTTTTTGTAGATTTTTTATATTTTATCTCTCTAATTATTTTTTTTCGTTGAGCATGCTGCTTTGGAGTAAGATCTGGAACCGCGTCCTTTCCAAACTGCTTTTGAGCTTCATTTCTGCCAAGAGTTACTTGCATCTGTTGAGCAACAGCTGGCGATGAAAATGGCTTATGTTTTAGTGGTTGCCCTATGCCGTTGTCACTAGAGGTTACTATATTGTCTTTTTTACTTTTTTTTACACTATTACATTCGCAATCAGAACAATCACAATCTTTTTTCTTTATTGGTTGACAAGAGTCTTTTGCATATGCTTTTTTACCAGGCGTTGGCTCGTAGCCCTCCCAGCATCTTTTCTCTAAAACTTCAATAGCTTTCTCTAGATTTTGCCTTAAGTTACTAGACTTATCTGCTTGCTGATTAGGTAATGATTTAGCTACTCCAACTAATTGTTGCTGCGCCTCTTTCATTCGTATATCTTTAATATCTTTATTTTTTGTCTGCTCAGCAGATTTAAGTGGATTTTTAGTAGATTTTGGCTTTATAGACGGTATTTTTATTTTAGAAGCAAAGGAGTTGTTGCCGGGTTTAGGCAGATAGTTTATAGTTGGCAAAACTGCGCCTCGTACTCTAACGCTTCCTGCGCCACCTAGTCCACTGTTGAGCATTGACTTATTCAGCGTCTCGTCTAATCTAGATATTTTTTCATCGTAATCTATTGAAATTGTAGATTTTTCCAGAGACAGCTCGTCATCAAGCAAGTTCTTCTCTAAAAGTTCTATTCTTTCTATTAGCGATAGTCTCATGGTATTCTCCACACTACTGAAATTATACCATATTATAGGGCCTTATTGACTATTTAAACTAGAAATTCCGCCTCTTTTCTCTACTCTAATTACTTGATTAAATAGACTTTTTGACTCTGATGCGTGATCAATGACCCATATTTGCCTATTTACTGATAATTTCGCCAATATATCTATTATAAGCTCTCTACCTAAAAGGTCTAGGCCATCAAAAGGCTCATCTAGAACTACAGGATTTACATCTATGCTATAATGAGAACTAAGCACTTGAATTATTGCAAAATCTACTATTAAAGATAGGGCCCTAAATTCTCCACCAGAAAGTGAGCCTATAGATCGCTCTGATCCATCAACAGTAAATGTTTCTGATATCTTTGCTTTGAGACTTTTGTCTTTATTTTCTTTAAAGGTCTTAATTGAATAGCTTGCATTTGGCCAAACATCAATAATATCTGAGGATATGATCTCATTTATAAGATCCACTATACAATCTATAATGTAGGCAGGTGCACCTGTAGAATCAAAGATGTGCTCAACTGCTCCAAGAACTAGTTCTTCGGTGTGCAATTCCTCTAGTTTTACATTGAGAGCAGATACTTTTTTAACTATATCTGTTATCTTGTCATTAATGTCTTCATTTTTTTCAATCTGAGACTTTAAATTTGATGTTTCTAACCTTTTCAACGCTATAGAATTCTTATATTCTGCAATTGAATTTTGTGCATCTCTATAATCTTTATATTCTTCTTGCTTTTTAAGCTTTAACTTCTCTACTAATAGGCGGATTTCTTCTTTCTTAGAAAGAGTTCTATCATGTTTATCTATATTTGATTTTATCTCTTCTAGCTGTATCTTAATTTCAGTTTGATGAAGTTCCCATTGTGCTTTAAGTGCTTCAATATCATCAGCTTTAGCAAGTGTTTTGCCTTGTATGTTTAGTTCTGCGCTACAGGCTGGACATATGGCGTCTGGCTGCTTTGGATTAAACGGTCTAAGTGAAGTCTGCAGTTGATTATAGCGCTTCATATCTTCATTTCTAGTAGCATTTGCCGCAGCTAGAATTGATAACTTTTCTTGTATTTTATTTTCTGTTTCCGCATACTTAGACAAGTCTGGCTCTTTTACTAGCTCTAATTGCTTAATCTCTTTAACATAAGCCTGTATATCTTTGTCTAATTGAAGTATGCTTGAATTTATTGAGTCAATGCTAACTAGTGATTGACTATATATATCTAAATTAGAATTATAACTATCTATTTTAGATTTTATTATATTCTTATTTTGCTCTAGTTCTTTTAATTTTGACGAAACTGTCTCTTTTGCATCGTTAAATTTGTTAAGATTCATTATCTTAAGTAAGAAATTTTTTTTATCTGCATCGTTAAGCGTAAGAAAGCGTTCAGCAGAATCTTGTGGATTGTACATTGTGAGGATGAACTGTTCGTAGTTAAGTTTTATGTTTATTTCAAACTCTTCCTGAGTCATGTCTACTTTTATATCATCTATATAAAACTCTACGGCTGCTGGTCTAGCTCTTTTAACCTTAAAGCTTCTATCATTAACACCCACTGTAACACAACAATATCCTTCTTTTGCTCCTTTTCGCAATATTTCAGACTTACTAATTCTTCGTGGAATTTTGTCGTATAAAGCAAACGAAATAGCATTAAATATAGCAGACTTTCCTGCTCCATTTGCGCGACTTGTATCATGGTCGTATCCTTCAACTAGGACTAGTCCCGTTTCGCCAAAAGAAATTTCGGCATTCTGAATAGATAATATATTTTCTATTTCTACTTTTAATAATCTCATTCTCTGCAAATCCTGTCAACTACTGCCTTAAGCTTTAGCGTTTTACCATTTCTTCTTACAATTAAATCTACAGTTTCGCCAAATTTTAAATCCATATCCCAGACGCGAGTTACAAACTCATCTCCAGGTCTTAGTCCAGCTTTCCATGCAGGTCCATCGTATGCTACATGAGTAACTATTCCAGTTAATCCCATAAACTGAACGCCTATACCCACATAGTAATCACATGGAATAGGACCTCTGTTGAACCAAATTTTAACTTTTTCTCCGCCGTCACTATCTTCAGATTTTGAACTTTTACCTTCTTGCCTCTGTTCCTGTTTTGGTGGCTGAACATTCTTATAGCGAGATAAGACTAGTACTATGTGTAACGTTAGACTTATAGCTAGTGCAACAATAAAAGCTGATATTTTTGTATTCATTGGGGATTTATACTAAGATTTCTGCGGCGGTCTAGTTCTAGTTGTAAGTTCACCTTTTTCATTATAGAAAACCCAGCCTTGCTCAAGCATAGTTTCTAGTGAATAAGTGCCAGAATCTACCATTTTAGGAACCTCTATCTCCCAGTAGTAGTCTAATTTTCTTTCTTTTAGCACAAGTGAATGATCAGCTAGATGTTTACGATTTAATAGCTTATCTACTGTTTCTGTAGTTTTAGCACTTGCAAGAGAAGGCATCTGCCTGTCTGCTCTAGCAAAACACTCGTCGCAAACCACATTATCTGTAGATTTAGACACATAGCGCTGCGATGATTTGCTGCAAGAGCAGCAGGTGAACGTGTATTTAGGCATTAGAACTCTAAACCGACGGTTAATCCAATTTGACTTTTTTCAGTGGCAATTACGCCAATACTTATATTACCGAGTACTCTTTTTGATACGGCAATTCCAAACTCATATTCATTAATTTTAGCGTCTTGTGCTAGAACAAGTGCACTGATGTGTAAGCCAGATGTTCTGGTTGTTGTAGTTTTGCTGGATGTTTCTCTGCTAGACGAACCCTCACTAGAAGTATCAGTTATTGATCTATCTGTTGTAGTCTCTTCTTCTGTTGTAGTACCATCTGGACTAGTGACTTTGCGTTTAGTTGTAGTCACATTCTTGCGTTCTTCTTTTTTTTCTTTATAAACTATAACTTCTTTATCTTTATATTCTGCTATTATCTCTGCGGGCTTAGAAAAACGTCCGGCCATAAATGATATAGCGAATGCTATGACTCCTAATAGAGCAAATTTTACTCGCTTATCTTTAATCATACTACTCTCCTGCAGTGCTCATCATATCTCTAAAGGCCTGCTTAGACATTGCTAATTGATTTTCAAGCTGAGAATCGCGAGGAACACAGACTATGCCTCCGCATGTTATTAGTAGCGACGCTACGGACAATGCATTACCTATTGCTACACGAGCTACTTTAGCGGGTTCAATAATTCCTGCCTCAAAAGGATCAACCACTTCATGTTTGTTAGCATCAAATACTTTACCATTAGAAAGAATTTTTGCTATGTCTTCATGATTTTCTCCACAATTTGTCAGCAGTAATTTAAAAGGTTCTCTTAATGCGTTAGACATAATAGACCAAGATGGCCTTGCATCTGATAAAGAATCATCTATGATTTTAGCTAGCTCTAGCTGAACAAGGCATCCGCCAGGAATTACGCCTTCTGCTATGGCAGATCTTACTGCCTCTACGGCATCTTCTACTCTTGCTTTACGTTCACGCACCTTTAAATCAGATACACCGCCTACAAATATTGTAGATATACCGCCTGTAAGTTTGGCTATGTTAGCTCTAACATGCATTTTATCTACCTCTGAAAAACAGCTTTCTTCTAGTGCCTTAAGCTCAAGGATACGCTGCTCTAGTTGTTCAGAGTCTGGCTGAGCCATAATAAATGTCTCATATGTGTTAGATTTAGCGAAACTAAATTGACCAAAATCATCGCTAGTGATATCTTCTACTGTAGATGGATCAAATAGTCTAGCACCAGTATATGCAGCCATGTCTTCTAAGAAGACTGTTCTAGAGTTCGGTAAGCCAGAGCGAGGAGTCTTAATTGGACAGATGGTTATTCCACCTTTGATATTTTTCACTATTTTATCTAAGACTAGATCAGAAAAATCATGTGCTATTATCATGAGCGGCGATCCATAAAGATCAGTGCCTTCAATTGCTTCCTGAACAAATGCAAGTGATTTAAGATCATTTATAGTGCCATTATAAAGAAAAACATAACCGTTATCCATCTTGCACTGCTGATTGGTTCTGTCATTGATAAACATAGGGCCAAGTTGACCTAAATCTTTTAGGCCAGAAGTTACTACATAACCGTCTATTGTCTCAACTCGCATCTCATCGCCTTGAGCTTCTTCAATTATGATATGCCCATCATCGCCTGCAGACATAACTGCGTCCACAACAACATTAGCAATACGAGTATCACCATTAGCTGATATTGTAGCTACACTTCTAAGATTATCTTCGCCTTGAACTGGAACAGCTCTTGTCTTAATATAGGGAACTATAACTTCATCGTATAGCTCTTCTAGATCATTAACAATTCGCTGTGGATTATATTTCTTATTGCTTAAGACAAAATCTTGACCATATTGAGTTATAGCGTTAGCCAGCACAATAGCAGTAGTAGTTCCATCTCCTGCGTCTTTTGCAGTATTGATGCAAATTTCTTTAGCTGCTTCTACAATAATATTATGTTCAGCTTTATCAACTCCGAGTGATTTAGCCACAGTAACGCCATCTTTAGTGGCTAACGGTGGTTGGCCATCTCGCTCAATTAATACAGCTCGTCCTCCTGGTCCAAGGGTTGAGCCGACGATAGTAGCCATGTCTTTAATCGATGATGCAACGATCTTGTTTAATCGTTCTTTGTCTGCAATTATGTCTTTGGCTTTAGATTTTTCATAGAGCATACTATTTTCCACCTTCAAATTCTTTAACTATTTTTTTATACTTATTTAGCTTACGTGAATCAATTTCAAAACCATAAAAAGAATGACCTAATTTAAGACAAGACTGAAGCGCTGCTGCAGTGCCCATGTATGGATCAAAGACTACAGATCCAGGAAGTATATCCGTCATACGTATTAGCAATTCAGCTAAATCTACAGGATACGAATCTTCTAGAGAGCCAGTTTCTATCGTCCAAGAATTACCAGGGCAACTCTGGTCATCGTCTATCTTAAGATATTCCCTAATAGGTAATCTATCTAGTTTCCAGACTTTACCATTACAGAAATAAAGAACATATTCATGAGAATTTACTAGATTTGATTCGCTACGCTTACCAGGCAACCAGGACTTATTGAGTATGATATTGTCAATATGTTCAAAGCCAGCATCAGTCATTATATTAGCAAGTTCAAATGGTCGACTTTTACACTCATTAGGAGCGTAGCATATGAGGAACACTATTCCATTTTTTACAGTGTTTGCCTTAAGTCTGTCAGCAAATTGACGCATTATGCTAGCAGAATAACCATCTCGCTTTCGTATAGGCACACGACATATAGTTACCTCTATATTGTTTGGCCATATAGCGTTAGCATCTAGAGGTCCTAGATTAGAAATGCGAATATTCGTAGCAAATAGGCTGTTTATGTCCATTGTCAGATTATTATACTTATATTAATAGCCTCTAGCTTGACGATCAAAATTTTCTTTGTTCTTTGTAACATAGAGTTTTTCAAATATATCACCATCTATACCTAGAGCTAGGCCAATATTCATAAAGAAGTGAAACACATCAATATATTCGTAGTAGGTCTCAAGCATTTCTTCTTGTGATCTAAAGCCTTCCAGGGCATTCTCAGGATATGTCTTCCATTCTTTAAATGGGAGACGCTCCAGTAGTTCAGCCATCTCTAGATTCATATTGCGCCATTGTCTAGATATGTCGTCAACTCGTTCTTTGAATGAAGCGCTATCGTAGTCTAAAGCTCTGTCCTTAGAGGCTAAATGCTTTTGTAATAACGCTTGCATTTTAAACATATCTACTATTGGATTTGATAGTCTAGGGCAGTCTGTGAATAAATCGGCACATTTATTTTCTGGATTCATGCTTACTCCTATTATGAGGAGATTATACAGCAGCTAAAAAAATAGTCTAGTTAAGATACTAATACAGTACTAGACTAGTATGGTGGGCAGTCTAGTGTATTTTACCTAAGACATTAAAAAAAAATTAAAAAAATGAATAATTACAAATCTTTAGCTGCTATATCAAACAGTCTCATCATGGTAAGCCAAAGAATCATAGTGTAATAGACATTTGCCTCTATGAAAAGATGTGACTGATAGGATCTTGTTTCACCAGTGTCGTCCTGAATTGTTATCCAGTCGTCTCCATTTAACGATAATACAACATACTGCTTGTCCTCAGTTATATAAGGAACTAGCGATGATGGGCTAACTACTATCATCCCTACTTCTATATCAGGTATAGTTAGACTAAACATACTATTCTTTCTCTATGTCTTCTAGAGAAACTTTGATGTCTTTTTTAGAAGGAGTTTTTGTTGTTTTTTTAGAGCGAAGATCCCATCTGGCTTTTTTACCTCTAGAGTCTACATGTGTGAAGGTATCGTATCTGCCTAGACCATCAAATAGCTTTTCAGCACAGTCAGCCACCTCATCCGGCGACATACCCTTAACTGCTATATCCGTAGCAGTGCCTTTCATGTGCTGCGAGTTCTTTTCGCCGCCTATGGCAGTATTGTGATCTAGGCATCTGTAGGCTGAATTTATAGATATTGAGCGGCCTATATAGTCTCTAAGTTGTTGTAATCGTTCAATATGATCAAGATCTATGAGCGTTTCCTGGCACTTGCCACATTTACAATCAAACTCTTTAGCTGAAAAATTAGTAGAGAGTTTACTAGAATCGCCTCTTTTAAATTTTTTTATGTTGGCCATAGAATACCTCTAGGCCATATTCTATCATTTACTAGAGCTTATGATATCTCTTAAAAGCGTCCATTGCTCTATTGAAAACACTTTGAGCATGCTCTTCTTCTTTTTCAATAGTGTCATCTTCATCTTCGAGATCCTGCGCTTTCTCGTAAGCATCCCAGGTATGGTCAACATGCTTATCTAAAACGGGATCTGTATGCTGTCTATAATCAACCGTGTCTTTTTCATCCACATCTTCCATAGCACCTTTACCAGGATTGACTAAGTCCATCGCTTCAGCATGAACTTTTTTGTTGTGCTTTCCAAAATTTAAGCCAGTATATTCACTAGGCGTGCCACCTCTTCCATGATAATTTCTTAATATACCTTCAACTGCATCTAGACCACCATGATGGTCATGTATATCTTTAAGATCTCTAACACCATCTAGATGATGGCCTATCATATCATCAAAATCGCTGCTGGATCTAGGTGTGACATTAAACGCATGACCTATATCTATAGATCCCTTGGGAGCTTTTTTTAAAAAGTCAAGAATATCTTCTTGTGGTTGATTGTTAGCTAGCATACTATCTAGTGTTGCTCTATTCTTAGCTTGTAAATGTTTATTGGGATTAGTGTAGGCTTGCAATCCATCGCACCAGTCATAGTGCATATGAGGAGCTGCTGTATGATGAGCTCCGCAGTTGCAAGCGCCTTTAGGGACTTGCTTATTTACAAAAGCTTTTCTTAGCAGCTGCCATTGGCCATTGTCTGAGGTTTTAAGTAGTTCTCTGATTATTTTAAAACTCATGTTAAATCATCTTTTTATAGTCTATGATACTTCTTAAAAGTATCCATTGCTCTGTGAATAACTTTGTCTTGATGAGCATCAAATCCTGGATGTCCGGATTTAAAATCTGGACCAACTTCTTCCATAACATTTGACCAACTATCTGCAACTTCTTTATTTAGACCCTGATCAAAGTGCGGTTCATACTGTATTCTTTTAGATGGATCGAGTTCTGTACCGTCGTCTTCTTTTATGCTGAATCTCGGATCATGCATCCATTTACCTTTTCCAGGATACATTATATCATTGGATTCTGCAATAATCTTCTGATTGTGCTTTCCTAAATGTAAAGGAATATACGTGCTTTCTCCTCCGTGCCCATGATAATTTCTTAATATACCTTCAACTGCATCTAGACCACCATGATGGTCATGTATATCTTTAAGATCTCTAACGCCATCTAGATGATGA